GTTCCATTACTTGACTCCCTTTAGTAGTTGATATACGCTTCTTAGAATAATCATTGATCCTATTATCATTTTTTTTCTCCTTATCATTAATTATCATTATAAGTATATAATACTACATTCTCGGAGAAAGTAAACGGTTCAGGTGAAATTAATCCCTCTTTTTTCACTTAGGTTTATGCATATAGGGTTCCGGAGCATAAGTATTCCATACTTTAAATTTTGGATCAAGTTCTACTTGTAACCGATAAAGTTCTTGGCGCTGATCTCGTCCACGAGTATAGACTCGATGATCATCAGAATAAACATGATACCAATCATGGCTCTTAAGTTTTTGGATATAATCTTCCATAAATGAAGTTCCTATTTTGATTTATAGAGATATTCTAACATAAAGTTAGATAGATGTAAACAGTTTTTTTAGATTATTTCGTTATAAGGAAAGATGTTGCTTATAACCTCAGCACAAGCTTGAGCAATCTGCATATGTTCTTTTTGAGTACCATTACCAGATCTCAGTTCAATAAAGTGAACCCAGCTACGTAATGTACCATTGACATACATTCGGCTTACAGTGTTACCTTCTGGTAGAACTGCTCTTGCTTGTTCTTTTGCGATGCCGTTACTTACAGCCCACTCATAAGCTGCTTTACTTGTTTCAATAACTTCTCGCTGTTTTTCCCACCATTGCTCAGCAAGTCTTTCTTCAGGTGTTTTGTTACCACCCTTACCCATATCGCTGAGATCTAGTTCGATACTATTTTGGCGATTTTTAGGATCTTGCAATCGAGCTTCACGATAAGAAAAGCTTAAATCCTTTGTAGGATCTGCATATCTTTGACTAAACTCTTGAAACGAAAAACTACGATGACGTAAGATTTGACGAGCGATATCGCGAGTTGTTTCGATTTCTAAACATACCGATACCATTTCCAATGGCGACCAATGTTTATTTTTAATGAGATACTTTACAAGTTTTTCGCTTGTTTCTTTATTGTTTTGATTATCTGGATTACTTACTCTGGCACAATATGCCACTAAGTCCAATGCTGATTCATTGTAATCTGGTGCTTGACTATAACTAATAATTTTTACATTCATTTCATTTCACTCCAAAAAAGTGGGGGCGATGTCACGCCCCCTAATTATACAACTTATATTATTATTTTTATAAGTCTTTCCAACCTTCTGATTTAACGAAAGTAAAGATACCATAAGCTAATGCTAGCCATGCTAGCCAGTCTACGATACCACCCAATAAGATCCAGCATAAGGATAGTGCAATGATTACACCTCCATCCCAAGATGTTCTTTCAGCCCATCGTGCTAGGACCCATGATTTTACGATATTTAAAATATCCATATTTTCTCCTTAAATTTTGAAGTCTGCGAACGTGTCTTTAGTATCACGATCTCCAAACGTATTTATCGGTTTATCAGGAATCGACATATCACTCATAATATCCGATTGCGCTGACTCTTCCGCATCATATAGTTTCATCCGAGAACGATCGATACCAATCACGAATCTTCGAAACTTGGTAGGATCATTATATCGGTTCTTCAATTGTTTTACCATCAGTTGACCTAGTTCCTCGAGCTCCTCAGTGGAGATAAGAGCAAACATAAGATCAGCCGTTGCCGGTAACCCAAATGATTCAGACGTATCTTCCAATCCAAGATCCGTATTACTAAAACCTGATCTTGTAGTCTGCGTAGCAGATACGATTGGTACGTTGAACTCCACAGCCAAACCACGTAATTCTTCCGCGATGGCTTTGATATAACTGTAACTATTTATACTTCCACCTAATCCACGCATCCTACTTGATGAGCAAATATTAAGATAATCAATGTAAATAATATCAGGTTTAAAGTTCTTTTTCATTTTGAGTTCATTTAACAACGCTCTAAAATGACCAACATGAGCTGCGCCAGTTGGATATTCTTTTACGATAAGTTTACCAATTGCTCCCTTTGCAATCTTACCAATCTTTTCATCAAATACCTTTTTAGGTAGAGATGATAATTGTTCAATAGGTAAATCCATTAAGTTTGAATCGATTCTTTCTGCGATTCTTTCCTCAGCCATTTCCATAGTAATGTACAAGACGTTCTTTCCCTGGGTTAGAACAGATGCTGCACAATGACACATGAATAAAGACTTACCTACACCAGTACCAGCAAGAGCAATATTAAGAGTCTTGTTAGGTAAACCACCTTTTGTAATTTTGTTGAAGTAGTCCAAGTCAAAAGGAATACGATCTTCTTTCAGATTATAAAAGTCATATCGCTCATCTGAATTATCGATATAGTCATGACCAATTGCTTGATCGAAAGAAACTCCAAGAGCATCAGATAAGATTTCAGGTATTGCACCTTCAGTTCGATTATCATCTTTGCCATCGATGATTTGAATTGATTCCATGATTGCATTATATACTGCACGATCACGGCACCATTTTTCAGCTTCAGGAATCAGATAATCAGCATCGACATCTGATTCTACTTTAATTACATCAATAAGATTACTTACATTGTTAAGCAATTCTTCTGGTGCATTAAGCTTTTGAAGTTCAAGATCAAGAATTTTAGCTGACGGAAGTTTGTTATGTTTATTGACAAACTTTACAATAAGTTCAAAGAGAGTTCGATGAGAACCCTCAAAGTATTCTTTTCTAAGATATGGTACTACTCGTCTACAGAACTCTTCGTTATTAAGAAGATTGTTCAGTATCTGTGTCGGTAGTTGATTCGTCATTTCCAATTCCAATTATAGATGTATTATTTTCCTCTGCATATTTTAAACCATCTTTGATTATATATTGCAATAAGTCTCCAAGATAATTTTTAAATGCTTCATCTTGCTCCAGTTCATCAATAGTAGATTCTCCAGGATCTTGAATATTAAAGTTAAATGATAACGTTGCACAATCAAGTTCCGGACTCTCTTTTACTGAGACTGCGCCATAAACCACGACGACGTCTTTCCACTGGCCACGAAGTATTTTAACTCCGTGCAGTGGATTGTTAGGCTGTTCGACTAACGTATAATCGTCATCAGATATATTATACAACATTTCCTTCCTCTTGTAAATCTAAATCAATATCTAATAGTGGTTTATGTCCTATGGAATAGTACGTTTTGACAAATTCTTTAAAGTTTGTTTCTTCGAAGATAGGATCCCAGAATGATTTTTTAAGAGTATCTTTTTCTCTTACTTTTTTCTCATCAATTTCTCCAGTGTCCATATCAACTCTAGCATACCAACCTACATTTGGTTTAGTTACATAACCACCTGCAAGTGCTACCTCAAGAAGACCAGAGTATTGTTCAATACCACCTTCCCAAGATACAGCAATAGGTACCTTTGATTTTTCTTTTACAAATCGAGATTTTTCCACGTTGATTACAAAGTTGTAGCCAGTAACCTGTGTACCTTTTTTCTCTTGTTGTCTACCAAGAATCCAGATATTATCCGCAGAATAATAGATACCAGTACCACCTGATACAACTGCTTTAGGGAACAATCCAATCTCTTGATAAGTATGGTTTACAGCAAGTAAAGGGATGTTTTTCATAGTAAGATAAGGAGTGACCATTCTAAACAATCCCTTCAATGCTTTAGCTCTTGACATATCAGCAACTGACTTTTCGTTCAGTGCATCTTCAAGTTCTTTTTTCGAAGCAAGGTTACCAATTGAATCGATAACAATTACTACTTTGTCTCCTCTCTCAATATTTTCAAGTTGACCAACTAGATCAAACTTGAGTTGTTCTACGTCTGTGATTGGTGTATGTAATACTCTTTCTGTATCGATACCAAAAGATTCAAAATACTTTTGAGGTGAACCAAATTCAGAATCATAAAATAACATCACAGCATCATCATACTGTTTTAGATAAGCTGCACCCATCAACAAAGCAAACGATGTTTTGAAATGCTTGGACGGACCAGCAAGAACAGTAAGACCTGATGTAAGACCACCATCAATATCGCCAGATAAAGCAACATTGACCATAGGAACATCAGTCGAAATAATATCCTTTTCAGCAAAAAGGACAGAATCGGATAGAATAGCAGTATCTTTTACTTTACTATTCTTTTTGAGTTTATCCATTACTCCCATTATTTTCTCCTTGGTAAATTACCACTTGCTTCGAGAGATCGAACTGTCTTAGCCCATCTCTGTTCAGCTTCTTTTCTTTTTCTACGTCTTTTAGTCGTAGGTTTTTCGTAGAACTCTCTTTTGCGTACCTCTTGAATGATACCAGCACGTTCTACTTGTTTTCTAAATTTCCTTAACGCTACATCAAAGGGCATAGGCTTTGCAGGCCTCTTGTCTTTAGGATGTCTGCGTCTTGGTTTTAAGCTTACACTTGGCATAAATCACTCCTATTTTTCATTTATACGTACTATTATACCATAAATTCAGTGAGTTGTAAACTGTTTTTTTCATATTCATAGGTTCTTTTTTTATTGTCCTGTACGAGGAACTTTGTCTCTACCATATCAAGTCTGCCTTCAAAATATTTTTTGATCATACGGGCGGGCCATTCAGCTGTAGTTACTGGCACATTCTGACAAATGTGATTCAGCGAGCTCTTAGGCTTTAACAACTGAAAATTTGAAGGTAATTTCATTAGAGACAAAGATTCACGTACAGTTAAAAATCTATCTTCATCTGGATGAGTAAGCGAAGTAGGCATATGACCTACAAAGGCGCCAATCTTATCTTTAGGAATCTCAACTCCTTTTCTCATAATATTGCCACCAGCTTTAAGTTTGTGATACGCTCTATCGCATTTTTTAGCAACATTGTCGTATCCATTTTCTCTCATCCATTCTCCTACAACTCTATAGTTTGTATGTTCTTCGATATAATCTTGAACATTAGTTGTTTTTTCTATTTTAGCTGAAAATTCAGCATGAGTAATACCACCTTCTAATTCTTCTAATATGAATTTATAATAAGGATCGTCAGAAGGTGTCTTATCATTACATAGAATCTGACTCATTGGATCGTCAGGATTTCTTTCTACATTTCGAATATCATCAGCAATCATTGATGGTTCTTCAAAATGATAATCAAACAATGGAACTTGATCTCCCTTCCAGAAGAAATAGAATGTTCTATCTCTTACTTGGCTTAGTCCATGCAGAATTGATTTTGTTTTGCAAATACTAAATGTGTAACCATTATCTTCTGCAATCTTACGTAATCGACGCACGACAGGCTCTCCCATTTTAGAAGCGAGCCTAGGAGCATTTTCTCCCCAGAAGACATCAGGTTGAACCTCAGTTAACACATATTCAGCTGACTTATACATCCAGTCATTCATAGGATTATTACTTGAAGCGGAGGGACTGAGTGAACTTAGACCTGCACATGGGCATACCGTATTAAT